TAAAAGAGTTGCGAGAGCTTGGCTACATTGAACTGAAGACCCAGAAAATTGGGGCTAGTATTGTTAAGAAGAACTATCTGACTGTCTTGGGTTCAGACCGTCTGACAGCCGAACTATCGTTACCCCTTGTAGTGCAGAATAGCAATAACTCTGTATTTGCTAATTCGCTTATAAGTAAACCAGATACACCGACGGAGTCGGTGGAAGAGTTCCAAACGATCAACATTGAGGTGGATAGCATGGGATATGAATTTTTTGAAAAGCAATCGTCTATTGACGACGATGAAGTTCTTAAGGCTCGCCAGAAGACTCAGGACTCTAAGAAGGCTGAGTACGAAGAGGCTAAAGCCAAGAGCCATAAAAAGCGTTTAAGCCGTCATTCCGTTCATGCCAGCAAATGGACCTGCACTGACGTTGGGTACGAGTTTGCTGACCGCATCTACCGCGTCTGGAGCATTAAGCCGTGGTCGGTTACTAACAGCCGTTTTATACCAGCCCTTGCGTCACTCAGAAAAAAGCACGATACTGATGGTGCGGTAGAACTTGCTATCTTAGATTTGTTCTTCGGTAGTATTGATTTTGAAAAGTACGATGACGCAGAACATCTTTGGAAGTTGTTTGTTACTAGATTTCCAAGTTACGTTTTGCAGGCAAAGAGTTCTATGATCTCCACAGAAGAAAGCGATGAAGAGCTTCGCCTTAAAGAAAAGGCGTTGGCTAGATTGAGGGGAAATGTTTAACGTAGATGAGTTAAAACTTAGACGTCGTTCATGGGTAAAGATTGCAGCCATTCCTTACAACCGTCAGGGTTGGGAGTTTAAAGACTGCACTGGTGTTATTTCATCTGATGTTGAGATAATTAAAGAGTGGGTTTCTACAGTTGAATCTGGCAAAGTAATTAAATCTAAAGGCCAGACAAGTTGCGGTCAGGGACTCATGCTTTACGGAGAGCCCGGGCACGGCAAAACAACTTTGGCTTTAGTTATTTTGCAGGACATTCTTAGACGTTTTCCTTACGAGTCTTTTTCTCCTGAGGCTAACAAGACACTTGTTCGACCTTGTTACTTTTTAACTTTTAGCGCATTACTTGATTTGAAGGGGGCCCTTATGGAAGATCCAACAGATGAAGAGCAGTCTTTGTTTGCTGGGGTTCTTGGGGAATCCGCGGATGACGCCTATAACATTCGTGTCTTGGTTATTGATGACGTAGGCAAGGAACATATGTCTGGCTCTGGTTGGCAAAAAACAATGCTTCACCACGTCCTTAGAACTCGGTTTAATAACGGCCTACCGACTATTGTTACCTCAAACATACCTTTAGAGGCCTGGGGAGCCGTTTATGGTCCAGCCACAGAGAGCTTTGCCCGAGAAGCTTTTGTACCTATTGCACTAAAATCTCCAAAAGGGGATTTACGGAAATGAGGAAGAAGAATATGCAAGCCCAAGAGACAAAACTTATACAAGTTTTCTTGAGCCAGTCTATGAGTCCAAGCCCTGCAATATACGAAGTTAGCAGCACGTTGAACGGAGATTTAATCTGCTCTTGTCCAGGGTTTAATGGACGAAGTAGTTGCAAGCACTCTAGGTTTGTAAACGCCCGCATTAATACTAATGGTGGCGCTTATCCGTTAGAAATTTCTAAAAAAGCAACTAGAGAAGAAGCTGACAAAGCTCAAGAATCTACAGATGCGTTTAGAGAGTTCATTATTAGATTTGGAAAAATAGAGGTTTATTAAACATGTACAAGGGGGATATAAGCAACGCATTTACTAGGCGGGTGCTTGTTACAACAGACGGCATACTTAATTGGGAAACCTCTGTCAAAAAAGTTTTTAAAATAATCCCTAAGATTGAAAAAAAATATACTTTTAATTCTCAAATATTAAGTCGTATTTATTTATGGGCTACGAGAAGTGAGTACACCTACGAGCTTGTGTCCTTTGATATGACCGAGGATGAGCTAGACGATTTAATTGAACACCTAGAGAAAATTGGCACGAATCCCTTTCGTTATGCTACGGTCTACTCTTCTATCGACCACCTAGTAGCAGAGTTACCATACAGACCAGATGTTGTTGGTGTTATGGATAGGCCTGATAGATTGTTGCGCTACGGAAGCTGGGGAATGGACTTACTTCAATGAACAATGAAAAGAAGCTTCTTAGTAAAGCGGTTCTTGAAAAGAACTTAACCCCCTTGTTTATGCGCAATGTAAATGCTAATTGGTTTGCAGACGAAGACGACAAGCGAGTTTGGACTAAAGTCCGTGACCACTTTTCAAAGTACGGCGAGTGTCCCAGCCTTGAAATTCTTAAAGACAACTATCCAACGTATGAGTTTGTTCAGACAGAAGATAGCCTTGATTACTTACTAGATGCAGTTGTTGAGGCACGACGTAAGTTTGCAACTGTAAACATGCTTCGTGACGCTATTGAGTCTATTGATAAGCGCTCTGACCATGAAGAAGCATTACTACGACTACAGCGCGGGCTTATCAAGATTGATGACGACGGTCTAAGCGGAACTAGCGACCTAGATTTAACTAACGAACCTATGCGTCGTTGGGAAGATTATCAAGAACGTAAGAACTTGCCTAACGGTTTACGCGGATATCCAACCGGGTTTCCTACTATTGATAGAGCAACTAGTGGGTTACAAAATGGTCAGTTGATTGTTGTAATTGCTCCACCAAAGACTGGTAAGTCAACTCTTGCTTTGCAGATTGCTTTGAACATCCACCGCGAGCAACGCAAGGTGCCAATGTTTCAGTCGTTTGAGATGAGCAACATGGAGCAAGAGACTCGCTATGACTCAATGCGTGCCCTCATTTCTCACCAGCGTTTGATGACCGGAACCCTTACTTCTGAAGAAGAGTCTAGATACAAAAAGATTTTGGAAAACCTTGAGAACGTTGACCATAAGTTTTGGCTAGTGGACTCTGCTGCTGGTTCAACTGTTTCAGGTATTGCGGCAAAGATTCAAACACTGCAACCAGACATTGTTTTTATTGACGGTGTTTACCTTATGATTGACGAGCAGTCTGGCGAGGCTAATACCCCACAGGCTTTGACTAACATCACTCGTGGTTTGAAGAAGTTGGCTCAGCGGTTTAACAAGCCAATTGTTATCTCTACTCAAGTTCTTACTTGGAAAATGAAGAAGGGTAATGTGACCGCAGATTCAATTGGTTATTCATCCTCGTTCTTCCAAGATGCTGACATTATTTTGGGATTACAGCGTGAAGACGAGGCTGTTGAGGACACCAGACTTCTAAAGGTTGTAGCAAGCCGTAACTCTGGCCCTGCCGAAGTAACTCTTGAGTGGCAATGGTCGGAAGGTCGATTCCGCGAGATGGACGCCACAGACCTATGAACGAAGAAGTAACTTGTCTACAATTGTGGAAAAATTGGTCATTTGCAGTACCCAACGACCCCTACGTATTAGAAGCACAAGAAAGAATGAAGCATTATTCAAGGCAAGATTGGGTTGTTATGGCTGAAGAAGCAACCAAAATGATTGAGCATATGACGTTTAACTTAAAAAATTCTCAAGAATTTTCAGAAGAAGACTTTGATAGGCTTTGCTCTCACCTAGAAGATTGGTTCTTCAAGGTAGATAGGTCAATCATAGCAAAGATGGCTTTACACTCTCTTCTTGACAAAAACTACATCTCATTCTTTAATAAGTACGCAGAAGGTTTAAATATTTACGTTCACAATATGCTTAATCAATATTTGCATAAATTACCTTTATAGGTAAAACAGAAGAGGGTGAAGTATGACTGTTGAAGATATGGAAGACTTGCTCGACCGGTTAGGCATTGAGTACTACAACATCCGGGGCTTTGAGGTTAATGGTCATTGCCCCGCGCATTTAAAACGCACAGGTAATGAAGACCATAATCCATCTTGGTGGATTAACTCTGATACTGGCGCACACATTTGTTTTTCTTGCGGGTTCAAGGGAAGCGTTACTTCTTTAATTGAATACGTTCAAGGAATTGATTACGAATCAGCCAAGGCTTGGATTGATACTGGCATTGATCTAGGTAAGGCTTTAGATAAAGCTACTAAGAAGAAAACAGTTTTTGAAGAGGTTAGTGATATCTCAGAAGCCAACCTTGCTGCTTTTGTTGACCCACCAGAGGAAGCTTTGCGTTCTCGCGGCATCAGCCTTACGGCTGCCCAACACTACGGCATCCTTTGGGACCCAACTAAAGAATGTTGGATTACTCCTATTCGAAACCCGATGAACCGAAAGCTTTGGGGGTGGCAAGAAAAAGGGTCAAATAGGTATTTTCGGAACTATCCAACAGGGGTTAATAAAAGCCTCACCCTATTTGGATACGGGCAATACACCGGCGGGCCTATGGTAGTGGTCGAATCTCCACTGGACGTGGCTCGTATGGCCTCCGTAGGGCTTATGGGGGGCGTTTCTACCTACGGGTCAGCAGTGTCCAAGAGTCAGGTAAACCTTATTAGAGGGGCTGAGAGCGTCATATTTGCTATGGACAATGATAAGGCTGGTAGGGAGTCTTCTAAGGCTCTCCTAGGCTGGAGTTCGCGCCTTGGCTTTGAAGTTCGGTTCTTTAACTATGACCACGTAGATGTCAAAGACATTGGCGGTATGAGTAAAGATGAGATATTT